GCCCGCCGAATGGCCGCTCCGGGCCGATGGCATGGTGCCGACCTCGGGCGTGGTCGTGAGTGCCTCGGGCCTGACCGGCGACGGCCTCCGCGGTTCGCTGAAGACGCTGATGACCGGCGAGCAGGTCCGCCCGGACTTCGTGCTCCTGGACGATCCCCAGACGCCGGAGAGCGCCCGCTCCCTCACGCAGAACGACAACCGGCTGAATCTCGTGTCGGCCGACGTGCTCGGCATGGCCGGGCCGGGCAAGGCGATGGCCGCGGTCATGCCGTGCACGGTGATCGAACGCGGCGACATGATCGACGAGGTCCTCGACCGCTCGAAGCATCCGCTATGGCGCGGCGAACGATCGGGGATGCTGCGATCGCTGCCGAAGCACCTGGCCAAGTGGGACGATTACTTCGCGGTCTACAGCCGGTGCGCCCAGCTCGAACCGCCCGACTTCACCGAATCGAACGCCCATTACCTCGCACATCGGGCCGTGCTCGACGAGGGGTGCGAAGCCGCATGGGAGTCCCGGAAGGAAGCCGGCGAAGTGAGTGCGATTCAGAGCGCCATGCACCTGTACTTCCGCGACCGCCGCGCGTTCATGTCCGAATACATGAACCGGCCGGAAGCGATGGAAGCGGCCGCGTCGCTCGCCTTGACCGCGGCCGAAGTCGAAGCGAAGGTGAGCAACCTTCCGCGGTACATCGCACCGCGCGACACGACGCGGTGCGTGGCGATGATCGACGTCGGCGGCGAACTGCTGTGGTGGACCGCCGTCGCCTGGAACGAGCGGTTCGGTGGGGCCGTGGTCGATTACGGCGTCTATCCCGAGCAGCGCCGCGACTACTTCTCCGGCAACGACCCACGGCTGGGGATGAGCCAGCTTCCGGCGAACGTCGGTCGCGGAGAAGAGGCCCGCATCTACGCCGGCCTCTCTGAAGTCACAGGCCTGATCCTCGGCCGCGGTTATCAGCACGAGGAGCTTGCCCAGGAGTTGCGGATCGAACGCTGCCTGATCGACGCGAACTGGGGGCCGATGACGGACGTGGTGTACGAGTTCTGCCGCCGCTCGCCTCATGCCGCGGTGCTAATGCCGAGTCACGGCAAGTTCATCGGGGCCAGCTCGAACCCGATGGGATCATGGCAGCCGCGCCCACACGAACGACCGGGCTGGAACTGGCGAATCTCCGCACCGACCTCCGGCCGCGGCCGGCACGTCACCTTCGATACGAACCACTGGAAGACGTTCGCGGCCGAGCGCATCCGCACCCCGGACGGCGGGGCCGGGTGCCTGCGGCTGTTTGCTGGCGAGCGCGGCCAGCACGCCCTGTTCGCCGATCACCTCTCCGCGGAATACCCGGTGAGTGTGGCCCGCGTCGGGGGGCGAACCGTCGAGGAGTGGAAGGCGTTGCCGAACCGCGATAACCACTGGCTCGACTGCCTTGTGGGGTGCTGTGTCGCGGCGTCGATTCAGGGCGTGAAGTGGAGCGCGGCCAGCGCTGCCGGGGCTCCGGTCAACGACGCCCAACCCGTCGCCGCCAAGCCCAAGAAGTCCCTCGCCGAGAAGTTGCGCGAGAAGCGCGGCGGGCTCGACGCCGACGGTCGGCCTGTGCTGTCGTGGAAGTGACCTCAACGTGAAAGGGGATGCCGATGATCGTTCCGAAGGCACCGGGCGAAGAGTTCGAGGTCGGCGACATGATCGGCCTCAACGCCGACGGGCAAGCGGTAAACCTCACGGCTCGCCGCATCATCTCGAAGCGTCTGGAGGCCGCGCCCATCAAGCCGCACGAAGGCGGCTATGTGATGGGCAAACCGTTCTTCATGGACTGCTTCGCCGGTGCCATCGGCGGCATCATGGAAAAGCTCTGGGTTGACGCCGCGAATGACGCGCTCGCGCCGCCGTCCGGCCCCATCGACTACAGCATCGGCATCGCCAGCATTGCCGAACCCGACGCCGACACCCCGCACATCGTGAACGGCTGACCCATGAACACCGAAACCGCTCTCATCGCGGGCATCTGTTCGCACCCGGACGACGACACCCCGCGGCTCGTCTACGCCGACTGGCTCGACGAAAATGGGCAGCCGGAACGTGCCGAGTTCATCCGGGTGCAGTGCGAGATTGCGAAACTGCCAGACTGCCTGTTCATCCCGATGGGACAGGAATTGCCGTGCCGGGCATCGGCGCGGCCGACCGTCATTTCGTGCCAACCTTGTAGGCGATTTGGCGAACTCGGCAAGCAGGAGCGGGAGTTGTGGGAATCGAATCGCCGAGAGTGGGAGATGTCGTTCCCCGGCACCGACCTCGGCCCCAATTCGCAACTGTGGTGGAAGCGTGGCTTCCCCGACGAAATGCAGGTCGCATGGCAGGCATGGGTTGACCGCGTGCAGTTCGCTTGCTGGCGTCCGGGGTGGTTCGGCGGGCCGTGCGATTGGTGCCTGCCTGGACACCATCGCGGCCAACCTCTCTCTGACTGCCCCACCTGCTACGGCACCGGCAGAATCACGCGCCCCTTCACCGGGGTCGAACAACCGGTACGGTTCGTCACTTGGACGGATCGCCCGCCGACCGGACAGGACGCGAATCATATGTGGATCGAGGGGATGCCTCGCGTGAACAAGAATGGGCACTACAGTATGCTTGGCCATGAGGTTGCCGTCGTGTGCGCTGAGCGAGTCTACTGGCCAGGCGTGCGGTTCAAGATGCCGGGCGAGCGGAACGTCACGACCGAAGAATTCCAGCGCATCACCGGCAGCACCATCAGCCGAGAGATGATGAGGGGCTACGGCATCACTGGTCGCTGACCGCCCCACATTTCCCGCCCACCAATTCCCCGCAATTTGACCCGCTCCCCCTGCGGTCCCCAAGATCGGGACGAACCGCAGGGGATGTTCCGTGCCCGACCTCACCGCCGAAGAGATCGCCGCTCGCGCTCTCAAGCCCGCAAAGGCCGCGGGTGACGGCCAGAGTGCGGAGCAAGTGCCGATCCCCGACCAGATCGCGGCCGCCAAGTTCGCGGCAGCGAACAGCCCGACCCCGCGCACGAGCGGCATCCGATTGATTCGGACTCTACCTCCGGGGACAACCGGATGCTGAGCTGGATCAAGCGGCAAATGGGCTACTCCACGACGCCATCGGCACCGCCGAAGGGCGCGAAGGGCGAGCCGCGACTTGCGCCGAAGTCGTCCTACGACGCGGCCAAGACGCACAAGGACAACACCCGCCACTGGTCCAACGCCGACGGGCTCAGCGCGAACGCGGGAAACAGCGCCGAGGTGCGCCGCATCCTCCGCAACCGCTCGCGGTACGAGGACGGGAACAACAGCTACGTCAACGGCCTGACCGGGGATCGCGCGAACGAGACCATCGGCACCGGCCCGCGGCTGCAACTCACGCTGCCGGAGCGGTTCGACGATCCCGATTTCCAGGTCGGCGTTGATGTGCGACCCGACCTGGCCCGCGCCGTCGAGCATCGGTTCAAGGGCTGGTGCGAGGCCATCGGCCTGCTCGACAAGCTGCTCGTGATGGACGAGTCGGACACCCGCGAAGGCGAGGTGTTCGCATTCCGGTTTGTGAACCCGAAGTCCCGCGACGCCGTGCAGCTCGACGTTCGGCTCTACGAAGCCGATCAGGTGGACACGCCGGACTTTGACTATTCGGCAGCGAACGCGGTGCCGGGCATCGTCTTCGACGAGTTTGGCAACCCGGAGTGGTACCACGTCCTCAAGTCGCACCCCGGCGACGCGACCGCGGGTTACTTCGGAGGCTTCGGCGGCCAACCTTACGAGAAGATTCCCGCGCGGCAGATGATCCATTGGTTTCGCCCGCGCCGTGCTGGGCAGGCCAGAGGAATCCCCGCGTTCACGAGTTCGCTGCCGCTCAATGCGATCCTGCGGCGCGTTACGCTGGCCTCGGCCCTGACAGCCGAGGCGCAGTCGCGCATCAACGCGGTGATCGAACAGGAGCACGCGCTGCCCGATTACTCCGGCACGGGGGCCGGCACGCAGCCCGACGACGGCGGCGAAGAGATTCAGTTCGCCGGCACGCACGCGATGGTGCTCAGTGCGGGACAGACGGCGAAGGCGCTGGCCGCAACCGCTCCGGGACCAGCGTACAGCAGCTTCAAGGGCGAAATCCTGACCGAAGCGGGGCGGCCGATCAACGCGCCGGGGAACATCTCCCGCGGCACTTCGGCCGACATGAACTATTCCTCGGGCCGGCTCGACATGCAGCAGTGGCAGCGCGCCATCCGCATCCGCCGCCGCCGCCTCGAACGGATCGTACTCGACTGGCTGTTCCGCGCGTGGGTCGCTGAGGCCGTGCTGATTCCGGGCTATCTCCCGGCCGGACTGCCGCCGCTCACCGAATGGCGTTGGAATTGGCGGTGGGATGCGTTCACGAGCATCGACCCGGTGAAGGACGCGACCGCCGCAACCGAACGGCTGGCGAATGGGACATCAACCCTGGACCGCGAGTGCGGCGACCTGGGCGAGGACTGGGAAGAAGTGCAGGACCAGCGGCTCATCGAAGAGGCCCGCGAAATCCGCCGCCGCAAGGAAATGAAGCTCGGGCCGAAGGCGGGCGCGGCGAAGCCCACCACAAAGCCGGCTCCGGTACCGGCCGACGGCAAAGACGAAGACGCCGCGGAGGATGCCGCCGATGAATGACGCGATCTTCGCCCCGGCGTTCGCGCGGCTCACCGACTGGCTCGGCGTCTGGGCCATGCGCGCCGAGGACGCCTTTGCGCTGCTGGCGACCGTCCGCGAAGCCGACTGGCCGACGCACCTGCGCGCCGCCGCGATGCGCGACGATCAGCCCGCACCGAAGGCCGAATCGTCCATCGCCATGATTCCGTCCGGCGACGGCAAGAGCACGGCGGTAATCCAGCTCGCCGGCACGCTGATGAAGGCGCGGAGCTCGTTCGGCGGCACGTCCACCGTGCAGGCCCGCCGCGATGTGCGCGCCGCCGCCCGCAACCCGGACGTGTCGGGCATCCTCCTGCACATCGACTCGCCCGGCGGAACCGTGGCGGGCACGAGCGACCTGGCCGCCGAGGTCAAGGCGGCGCGGCGGCTGAAGCCGGTGTACGCGCAGATCGAAGACCAGGCCACGAGCGCGGCCTACTGGGTCGCGGCGCAGGCGAGCAAGGTCTACGCCAACTCGACCACGGCGATGGCCGGCTCCATCGGAACGCTGCTCGCGGTGACGAAGGAAACGAGCGGCCGCGTCGCGGTGTTCGCCTCCGGGCCGCTGAAGGCTCCGGGCATGAGCGGCGAACTCACCGACGAACAGTCGGCCTACCTGCAAGGGCTCGTCAATGGCTGGCAGTCGGAGTTCGACGCCGCGGTGAAGGGCGGCCGTCGCCTCACGGACAAGCAGCTTTCGGCGGTCAACACCGGTGCGGCGTTCCTGGCTCGCACCGCCCAAGAGTTGAAGCTGATTGACGGGGTTCAGTCAGCGGAAGCCACGCTCGCAGAGCTGGCCGCATCGAAGTAATCGACCGTGTTCGCGGAGGCCCGCGCCGGGTGCGCGGCCCCGCATTTTCTCGAAGGGGTAAGGCATGGATTTCGACGCTTACGTGCGGTCGCTGGGCCTTGACCCCGTGGCCCTGATTCCCGAGCAGCAGACGGCCCTCGAAGCCGCGTGGCGCGCTTCGCTCCGGGCACCGATTCCCGTGCCGACGCCAGTGCCGAATCCGAACCCGCAGCCGAATCCCGTCACGCACGGCCGCACGCAGGCCGAGGTGGACCTGGAGAAGGCGACGCTCAACGCCGAGTCCGAGACGCGGCGGAAGGCCGACATCGTCGCACTGTGCCAGCGGTTCATGCTCGAAGCCCCGGACCGCGCCCGCCAGCTACAGGATTACGCGACGCTCGCCATCAACGGCGGCATGACCGCGGACCAGGCCGAGCTGCAGCTGCGTCGCCAGTCCTACGGCAACGGCCCGCTCGCGTTCTCGCCTTCGACGCCGAAGGTAGATGACAAGGTGATCGAGATCGCAGTCGCGCGCACGCTCGGCGTCAACCGCGAGGCGCTCGAAAAGGATTACACCGATCAGGCTCTTTCCGCTGCAGACCGCACCTTCCGCGGCGGGTGCGGTCTGCAGCGGCTGGTTGTGACGTGCGCCCGCGCCAACGGCTACCGCGACGCCAGCAGCGGCGACTTCGTCGGGATGCACAACTGCAAGCGGCTCCTCTCCGCGGCGTTCCGCACCGGCGGGGATGGCTGGGACGCGATGGCGACGAGCGGCTTCGGCCCCTCGACCTACGACCTTAGCGGCATCCTCTCGAACGTGATGAACAAGTCGATCCGCGACTACTTCAACGCCATCGAGCAGGTGTGGCGGCAGATCAGCGCCATCCGCCCGGTGAATGACTTCAAGCAGATCACCGGCTACGCACTCACCGGCGACCTCGACTACAAGGAAGTCGCGCCCGGCGGCGAGGTGAAGCACGGCACGCTCGGCGAGGAGACGTACACGAATCAGGCCAAGCTCTACGCCATCATGCTGGGCATCGACTATCAGCACCTTCGCAACGACGACATGAGCGCGTTCGCGGCCGTCAACAAGCGGCTGGGCCGCGGCGGCGCGACGAAGCTGAACAAGGTGTTCTGGCAGGCGCTGATGACGACGGTCGGCTCGTTCTGGTCCACGGGCAACGGCAACTACATCAACCACGCCGACTACGAGTTCACGCTCGACAAGCTCGCCAACGCACACGTCGCCTGGGAGATGCGCACCGACCCCAACGGTAATCCGATGGGGGATCGGGCCAAGTTCCTGCTGACGCCGAAGAAGTGGGAACTCGCCTCGCGCCGCTTCATGCGGTCCACGACGATCAGCGACGACAGCGGATCGGGCGACACGAACCAACTCGCGGGGATGTGGGAGCCGATCAGCTCGACGTATCTGTCGGATGCCACGCTGACCGGCTACTCGGTGGACGACTACTACCTGATCTCCGATCCGATGGACCTGGCCGTCATCGAAACCGTGTTCCTCGACGGGCAGGAGATCCCGACCATCGAGATGGCCGAACCGGACCTGTCGCACCTCGGCATCATGGTCCGCGGCGTCCACGCCTTCGGCGTCAACCGCCAAGAGAAGCGCGGCGGCTACCGCTTCAAGCAGACGGCCTGACCGAATCGCCGCGCCCGACGTTCGGGCGCGTCTCGTTCGCGCACGGATTCACACTCACTCTCGGAGGCGGTTCGATGGGGCAGGCGAACTACGTCAATTCGGGCGAAGTCATCGACTACACGCCGGTCGCCGCCAAGAGCGCCGGCGACGTGGTCGTGCAGAACGGCTACGCCGGCGTCGCGCCGGTGGACCTTCCGGCCGACGTGCTCGGCTCGCTGCGCGTCGGCGGCGCGCACGACTTCGTCAAGGTGACCGGCGCGATCAGCGCCGGCAACGCCGTGTACTGGGACGCCGACGCCGACCCCGTCAGCGGCACCGCCGGGACCGGTGCGGCCACGACGACGAGCAGCGGCAACACGTTCCTCGGCTGGGCAACGGAGGCTGCCGGTTCGAGTGACACCCGCGTCCGCGTTCAGATGGTCAAGGTTCTCACGCTGACGGCGCACCAGCCCCTCACGAACGCGATCGCTGATCCGGGCAACGGCGGCGCGATCCCGGTGACGGTGAGCGGCTACTGCCCCATCGTCACTGCCGGCTCCGAAACGCGCACCCTGGCGGTCCCGACGTTCATCGGCCAGGAGCTGCTGCTCTACATCAAGACCGACGGCGGCACCTGCGTCATCACGGTCGCCAGCGCGATCAACCAGACCGGGAACAACACGATCACGATGGCCGACGTGCGCGACGCGATCCGGCTCATCGCCATCGAATCCGGCTCGAACAAGGTGTGGCACGTCGTGAGCAACGACGGTGCGGCACTGTCCACGGTGTAACCTTCGATGGCGGCGGCGCGGTGAGCCCCTTCCCCGTTGAGCATTCGGAGTCACGACGATGCCGGAGACAGTGCGAATCACGACCTCGGCCGTGCTCAACGGCACCGACCGCTATCCGTCACTCCTGGAACTCACCGGGAACTCGTTGGAGCGGTCAACGCCGGAGATCGGCCCCGCGAAAGTCGGGCAACTCACGACGCGCACCGACGCGAATACCGGTGTGCTCACGATGGCGTCGGGGCACGGGTTCATCTCGACCGATGAGATTGACGTGTTTTGGTCGGGCGGGTCGCGGCGCAGCATGACCGCGACCGTCTCAGTGAACGCTGTCACGGTGGACGGCGGCAGCGGCGACGACCTGCCGACGAACCTCACCGCGATTACGGCGATGAAGCCGACCGACGTGCCGATGGTGATCGACGGCGACGAGATCGTGTTCCTCGGGATCAACTGCCCAAAGGCGGGCTATGCCGTGTTCCTCGACGACCAGGGCATGCCGGCCGAAATTGCGGCCGCGACGTTCGAGCTGGGCGCGAACGACGGCTACGTCTGGGGCGAGGGAAACGGCGTCACGAACCCGCTGGCCGGCGAGATCACAAGCGCCGTCCGCGTGTCGCACGGCGACTCGACGGCCGCGCGTGAGGTCAAGGTCACGGCCGTCTTCAACTGAGTCCGCGATGAACTTCTTCCAAGAGGGGCAGGCGTACCTCAACGAAGCGATGCAGGTCGCGGCCGGCGTCACGGTGACGTACACGCAGGGCGACATCGTCGCCGAACTCGCGGCCGAGCTGGGCCGCACGGCGTTCCGGCAGCAATCGCCATCACCGGGCGGCGCGGGGCTGATCTGGGGCGACCGGGATTACCTCATCACGGTCGCAGACTTCGCGGCCGTGGGCATCGCCGAGCCGCTCGACAGAGGCCGCATCGTGGAAGTGATTGACGGCCAGGAGTGCGTGTTCAGCGTGATGCGGCCAGACACCGGCGAGCCGGCCGTGCGCTACAGCGACAACACCCGCACGAAGTGGCGGATTCATTGCAAGCAGGTTCCGAAGGATGAGTGATGCCGCTGCTCACGCCGACGCTGACCCTGTGTGACAAGCTCGTCGCCGAACTGGCGGCAGCCTGGCTCCCGACCGGCAATGACGAAGTGCTGCGGGTCTACGAAGGGCCGCTGAAGCTGACGGAGTTGAAGGGCCGCAAGGTGTACGTCTTCCCGGACCAATACACCGCCGACCCGGCCGACCGCGAGACCGACCTTTACGCACACGGCCTCGTTGTCCTGACCGTGGAGCGATACCCGAGCAGCACGGGCGGAAAGCCGCCGGTCGCATGGGTCGATGAGCGGGTCGATTTCGTCTGGCAGCGGGTGTGGAACGGACTCGACTACAGCCGCGACGACGGGCTCTTGGAGTTCGACGGCCGCTCGGTTTGGACGGAATCCGTGGGACCGGCCGAAGTCTACGACGCCGACCGCTTGCAAGCCTTCGGCGTGTTCTGGTCCGAAGTGCCTTTTACCTTTCACGAGTTCTTGGGGTGACGCATGGCCGCTGAGGACACCGCAAAGGTCGGCATCAACGGGGCGGTGTACCGCAACGAGGGCACCGAAGGCTCGCCGACGTGGACCGAGATCAAGCGCGTCCGCAACGTGCAGCCGTCGTTCCCCTGGGACCTGGTGCTCGTGGACAGCCGCGAGACGCGGGCGAAGCAATATGTCCCGACGCAGGTGGACATCGGGGCGCAGCTCGAAGTCCGCGCGTCGAACGAGAACGCCGGCTACTTGGCGCTCTTCGACGCGCACGTCCTGCACGAGGAAATCGACCTGCTCATCCTCGACGGCAAGCTCACCGACGAAGGCGCTCGCGGCATCCGGGCGTCGTGGTACGTCTCGCTCACCGGTCAGACGCAGGGCGTCGGCGACGCGGTGTACTCCACGTTCGACCTCAAGCCCGGCGTCGCGTTCACCCCGAAGGCCATCGTCGTCGGCTCCGCGTCTGCGATCACCCCGACGGAGTTCTAACGGTGGACCTGTTCGCGGAGATCCGCAAGAGCTTCGTGGACACGGAGAAGGTCCGGGCCGCGATGCAGCGCGGGAAGAAGCGCGGCCTCTCGAAGTTCGGCGCTCATCTCCGCACCCGGTCGCGGTCCTCGATCAAGCGCCGCAAGAAGTCCAGTTCTCCGGGCCAGCCGCCGAGCGCCCACGCGAAGGGCAACAGCGGCCTCAAACTCATCTTCTTTGCCTGGGACGACAAGACGGAATCCGTCGTCGTCGGGCCGATCAGTTTCCAGTCGAAGCTCGTCGGCGAAGGCGTGGTGCCGAAGCTGCTCGAAACCGGCGGCGACGTGACGCGAACCGTGCCGGAGAAGCGGGCCGATGGACGAATCGCCAGCGACGCGCAGAAGGCCGCGTTCGCACGCAAGATCAAGGACGGCTCGATCGTGGTGCCCGACCGCCTGCGGAAGTCGATGACGTTCCACTATCCCGGCAACCCGTACATGGCCCCGGCCCTCGAAGCCGAAGCCCCCAACTTCCCGAAGCTCTTCGCCAATACCGTGCAGTGAGGAACCGATGCCGGCGACGAACGCATTCACCGACCTGAGCGGCCGCACCTGGACGCTCGAAATCACCACGGGCACGCTGAAGCGGCTCCGCGAGCAAGTCAGCATCGACCTCAAGTTGCTCATCAAGGACAAACTCGCCGCGCTCGTCGAACTGCTCGACGACCCCGAGCGCTTCGTTGGCGTGCTGTGGGTGCTCTGCGAATCGCAGGCGGCAAAGCTCAACCTGACCCCGGAGCAGTTCCCGGAGGGGTTCGGCGGCGCGACGCTCGAAGCCGCGGGCGCGGCATTCGTGGAGGCCGTCGCGCTTTTCTCCCCGAACCCGACCCGCGATCTCCTTCGGGCATGGGCGAAGAAGCACATGGAGATCGGGACGAAGACGGCGGCGATGGGAGTGACGCGGCTGGAGGGGATCGACCTCGACAAACTGCTGAACGACGCGATGAGGCGGGCGGACTCGAACGGCTTTGCTGGGAACTTGCCGCTGTTGCCGGCGTCGATCCCCGCCCCCTCACCCTCCGCGAATTAGTGTGGATGGTCAGCGCCCGCCGCCAATTCCTCGGCGAGCTGGCCGCGTGGCACGCATCGGCCATCATCGCGCACCTGCCCTTCACCGCACGGGCACTCGACCCGGCGACAATCAACCCGTACCGCCGCCGGTCGGCAGCACTTGCCCGCGTGGAAGCGTGGCAGGCAAAGCGGCGGATGCGGCTGACGGTGGACCGGAAGCACCGCGGGAAGGGGTGACGTATGGCGACCGGAGGAAGTGGAGGCGCAAGCTCGGGAGCCGTTCGCGCTGGCCGGGCATTTTTAGAAATCTTCGTCAACGACAATGCCGTATACCGCTCGCTCGACAAGCTCAGGGCGCACCTCCAAGGCGCGGGGGCGTTCATCGGCAAGATGGGTGCGGCGACCGGGGCGGCCGGTGCCGCCATCCTCGCGCCGCTCGTCGGCATGGCGAAGGTGTTCGCGGATGCGGGATCCGAACTCAAAGACATGAGCGACCGCACCGGCATCGCGGTTGAAAAGCTGCACGATCTCGAATTCGCCGCTGGCATGTCCGGCGCGTCCTTGCAGGACGTTGAGGCCAGCGTTCGCGCCATGCAAAAGGCGCTCGCCAAGGGCGGCGAGGAAGCCGAGGGGGCGAAGGGGGCGTGGGGCGAACTGGGGCTGAGCCTATCCGACCTGCGGGACATGAACCCCGAAGAGCAGTTCATCGCGCTCGCCGACGCCATTTCCAAGATCGAAGACCCCTCGAAGCGCGCCGCCCTGGCAATGCAGGTGTGGGGCAAGTCGGGCACGCAACTGCTGCCGATGCTCACGGACGGCAAGGCGGGGTTGGATGCGCTCTTCGCGCAGAACCGCCAGACTCGCGGCATCTTCACCGCCGCGGACGCCGAAGCCGCGTCCGCGCTCGGCGACTCGATCGACCTTTTGGAAATGCAGATCAAGGCCGTGCTCGCAACCATCGGCAGCGCGATCGCCGGGCCGCTGACCGAGTTCGCCGCCGCCATCACGCCCATCGTGAAGGGCATCATGGATTGGGCGAACCGGAATCAGGAAATCGTGGCGACTGTTGCGCTCGTCGCTGGCGGAATGGTCGGACTCGGCACCGCGGCGGCCGCGGTCGGCGGCGCAATGGTCGCGCTCGGTCCCGTCCTGGGCATGGTGGGATCGGCACTCGGGGCGCTTGTGTCGTGGCCCGGGCTCATCGCCGCCGGCCTGGGCGCGCTGTTCATCGCCGGAGGTGCGGCCGCTGGCTGGGCCGACGGACTCGGCAGCGCGTTCGACATCATCATGAGCCGATACCAAGAAGTGCTGAACATCTTCTCCGGCGGGGACGTGGTCGGAGGGTTTGCGGCCGCATGGTCGATGCTGTCGGACGCGGCCGACGCCGCACTTGCTCCCGTCCGCGAAACCATCGGCCAAGTCACGGAATGGATTCTCGGGAAGTGGAACGACCTCACTTCGATGCTGGGCAAGCTCTGGCAGGACTGGGGCGACGTGATCCTCGTCGCACTCGCACCCATCGCCGCCGCCGTACTGATTCCGATCGCGGCGGCCGCGCTGCAGATTTACCAAGCGTGGAAGCTGCTCAACAGCGAACTCGCGGCCGAGTCGTTGAAAGCCTACGTTGCCCAGCTTCAGGCGACATACGACATTGCTCTCGCCATCGGGCAGACGTGGGCCAGTATGCTCGGTACCGCGCCCATGATGCGGGAAGCGTTCGGGGCCGTGTTCGGCTACTTGGGGGATTCGCTCTCCGGCTTCGGCGACCTCATCGGCGACATCTTCGGCGACTTCAAGACCGCGTTCGGCGGCATCGTGGCCGCGGTGCAGAAGGGCGACTTCCAGGGCGCGTTCGAGATCGTGATGACGAGCCTCGAGCTCGCGTGGGCGAAGACGGTCAAGTTCCTCACCGAAGAGTGGGGCAAGTTCAAGGGCGTGTTCGTGGACGGGTGGGACAAACTCGCATCCGCGGCAATCGTCGCCTTCAAGAGCATTGGCCCTGAACTTGTGGAGTTCTTCCTGGGCACTTGGGAGAAGGTTCGCATCGCGTTCTTCGACATCCTCCGCGGCATCGTGACTGCGGCTCAGGATGTTCTGCGCCGGTTGCCGAGGGGCAACAAACTCGCGGCCGAACTCGACCCGATCAAGGGGCTCCTCGACACGGCGCAAATCTCCGGCACCGAGGAAATCCAAAAGAAGATCGGTGCGGCCAAAGACGAAAAGGCCGGCATCGCCGCCGACGAAGCGGCCAAGCTCGAAAAGAAGCTGGCCCCGCGGAAGGAGGCCCGCGACAAGGACGTGGCGGACGCTCAGTCGAAGGTTGACGAGGTGCAGGCCAAGATCGACAAGCTCGTGGCGTCTGCGAACGCCGCCGAGCCACCGGCCCCGGAACAGCCGGCCGCGCCGGTCGATCCGCTGGCCGCGACAATTGCCCGGCTCGAAGCCCAGCTCGGCACGGCCGGAATGGTGATGACCGACGCGATGATGAATCGCGCGAAGGACATCGAAGACGCCGCGAGCGCGGCTTACACGATGAGCCGCGGCACGTTCAACGCTGCTTCTGCTTCCCAACAGTTCGCGTTCGGCAACCGCTCGAAAGAGCAGGACGCGAAGGCGATGGCCAAGAACGTCGCCGCCATGCTCGGCAGCATCGTGAGGCAGGAAGATAAGTTCGACCAACTCATTGACGTGTGCGGCGAGTTCAGTGCCTTTAGCGGCTAACGAGAGGCATCATGGCAGTCACGATCATCGAGCGGCACAAGAGCCGGAAGCATACGGCCTCATGGTCGAACCCCAGCATCGAGTTCCTGCTCGCGGCCTGGGGCTCGATGGATGAGGCCGAAGTGTACGCCGCCGTCATCGCATACCTGCCGCTGACCTACTCGAACCTCACGCTGTTGATCGAATCAGTAGACGGTGATCCCCAGGGCGGCGGGGTGTGGTACTACACCGCGAAGTACGGCGTCGCCAAAGCTGGCACTCAGGCAGACGGCACGCCGCTCGAGGGCGTCGGCGGATCGGGCGGACCCACGACGCCGCCTCCGCTTCCGGCGACCGATGAGGCGCTCGGCCCGGAGTTCTCCGGCGACTTCAGCGGCGGCACGATCAAGCTCACAAAGGGCTACGAGATCGTCAGCTCTGAAGTGGCCCCGTCGATCATCGCCGGCGGCGACGGGCCGCCCGATTACGGCGGCGCGATCGGCGTGAACAAGGATTCGGTGGAAGGTGTCGAAGTCGCGTCGTCGCAGTTCTCTTGGCAGGTCACGAAGAAGTTCGCGTTCGTGACCCGCGACTACTGGCTCAGACTCAAGGACATGGTGAACACGGTCAACGATGCGGTGTGGTGGGGAGCCGGCAAGCGCGAGGTCCGGTTCGATGGACCGTCCATTCGGATCAGTTCCAACCTCGAAGCCGAGATCACCTTCAAGTTCACGGAACAAACGAGCGAGTACGACATCGTGCTCGGGCCGGACGGCGACCAGTTCACCATCGCCGAGAAGCTCGGCTGGGATTACCTCGACGTGGGCTTCGGCGCGGGCACGTCCGAGGGCTTCAAGGTCGAAGTGCCGAAGTACGCCTTCGTTCACCGCGTCTACCGCGAGAGCGACTTCAACGAACTGGAGATCGGATGACCGGCCAGCCCGCAACGCGCAGCACGCGGCAGGTGCAGCGCGAGACGTTCAACCAGCTGCTCGCCGCCGCGAACCGGCGCACGACCGGCAGCGGCCCGCTCTCCAACGGCCCCATCCCCCCGGCCGTCGGTTGCCTCGTGAAGTGGACCGGCGCAGCCCTGCCCGAGTTCAGCATCGTCGGCGTCGGCGATTCCGTGCTCGATCCCGACGACCGGCCGTTCGCCGCCGGCGACACGCCGATCTTCGAGGGCGCGGCCCCGGCACTCGGTGACGCCATCGCCATCACGCGAGAGCCGTGCCCGGCCGCGGGCGAGCGGCTACTGCGGGCCGTCCTGCTCGGCGTCGCCGAAGTCGATGTGGACGTGACCGACGCGGGGCACACGTTTGCGGCCGCCATCGTCGGCGACACGGCCAAGCTCGAAAGTGCCGCGTCCGGGCCGGTGCGCATCCTGCACAAGCCAGCGGGCACGGGAGTGGGGCGGTGCGTTGTGCTAGTAGGCCCAAAGCCCATTGCTGGCATCGACTACTACCGGAACAACGCCGGCCCGACCAATGTTTACACGCTCGCCGCTTCCAGCCAAGTCCTCACCGTTCCCATCGGCACCTATCTTGTCACGGCCACGATGAACGTCAGCTTCGCAGGCGGCGCAGCAATCGTTCATTTCGGAGTCGGTGTGTGCAATGAGGGGGCAACGCCGTCGTCACCGAAGATCGACACGACTCCCGCGCGTACCGACGGCGCTTCGGGCGCGTTTGTGACGGTCACGATTGTCCACATCGTTGAACCGGAGGAGTACGACGACGACGGTGGAACGCCGAATGTAGACATCAAAGTCTACAAGCGACAGACGACGGGGACGGGAACACTCTTCGATGTGGTTCAGTTCAACGCCGTTCGACTGGGGTGACCGAGTTCGCCCCGACTCGACTTGTGCGGTAGAATCCCACCATCAATGACAACGGCCGGGGTTGCCCCCGGCCGTCACACGAAAGATCACTTCTCGCCACTGGCAGCGCGCCAACGCTGCCGGTGGACACTTCTCCAATCATACCGCACGGGGCTTCGTCGGCATAGACCGGCGGCCCGGAGAGGTGCCCACATGATCGCAGTCTTGTGTGATCCGCTGACGAAGGCCATTGCCGATCTTCCCCACGAAGATCGCGTGTGGCTGATGGCGGCAACGGCCAGGGTGACGGACGCCAGCAGCCGCATCGTGCGGGACGTGGTGCTGATGGGGCGCTACATCGTGGCCGTCCGGCAGAAGCTGTCCGGCAGCGCCTTCCGCGAGTGGTGCGAAACGTACCTCCCATGCGGGATGACGACGGCGCGGAAGGCGGTCCAGTTGACGCGGCTCTTCCCGGCGGAATCGCTGTTCGAGGAATCGTCGTTCGGGGAGATGCCAGAGTGGGCCGAAAAGGCCGAGTTGTCCGCGCTGTACGTCGTGGCCCGGCCGAGTTGCCCGCCGAGCGTCCGGGATGAGGTTCTCAAGCTGGCCGAGCGTGGCGAGCGCGTGACGCGCGAGCGGGCGGTGAAACTGGTCCGCGCCGCGAGTAAGGCCGCGCCGCGAGCCGCCGCAGCACCGCCCGGCCTCGAACTCGCCCTCGACCGCCTCGACGAACTCGGCCAGTCGGGAGAGATGCACTTCACTGGCGACGCGAACGAGCCTGCGGCGCGGTCGATCAGCCTCACGTTCGGCGAGTACAAGCTCTTGCTCAACCGCCTCGCGCCGGAGCTGTACCGCGACTCCGCACCGCCCCCCAAGCCGAGCGGCCCGACCCCGCCGCCGGGCTCGCCGGCGAAGGTACTGCTCATGGCGGCGCGGGCCGCGGCCGGACTCTCGACCGACTCGCCGGACGACACCCGCGCCGACGACGATCACGCGCCGGTCTTCACCGCTCGGCCGGGCGGCGCGGGCCGCGTCTGCCCCTCGTGCGGACAGCGGCAGAAGCCCTCGCCCGTCGTCGCCGACGAGTGGAGCGAGTTGCACAGGGCTTGACGAATGGGCAAGGATGCTCGGCACCGATTCCGCAGGATCACCGGGGCCGAGCATGTCACTTCAGTACGGCGTCGCACTCCGCAACGCCCAACTCGACGCGATCGAATCGACCATCGGCACCGCGCCCAAGCTGCAGCTCCGCAGCGGCGCGCCCCCCGCGAACTGCGCGACCGCGGCGTCCGGCACGCTGCTGTGCGAGATGACGCTACCCAGCGACTGGCTTGCTGCCGCGTCGTCCGGGTCGAAGGCCAAGAGCGGGACGTGGAGCGGCACCGGCGATGCTGGGGCCGGCTCGAGAACCGCCGCGGCCCACTGGCGGCTGCTCGACTCGGCCGGCTCCGTCTGCCACGCGCAAGGCACCATCACCGTGACCGGCGGCGGCGGCGACTTGACGCTCGACAACACTTCGATTGCGTCCGGCCAAGCTGTCTCGATCAGCTCCTGGAGCTTCAGCGCCGCGAACTCGTGAGGCCCGCCGTGGACTTGTCCGCACTCCGCACCGAACTCACGACCGACCCGCTCCGCCGCGGCTATGCGGACATGGACGACGCGGTTGCGGCCGAGAGCCTCAACACGCCGAGCCGCGCCGTGCATCGCCCGCACCCGATGCTCATTGCGGAGATGCTCCCGCTCGTGAGTGACGCTGGCTTTGCCGCCGTGTTCGATCATCCGCGCTACACCGACTTCGCGGATGCCGTTCGGAAGCAGGACCGCGAATCTGTGGGGCAGTGGATTGGAGCGTTCCTCAAGCGTGGGCTCATCATCCCCACCGACGCCGCGGCACTGGCCGCGTACCTGGCACGCACGGACGAATCGACCGTGAGCCGCGCCGCGGAACTCGGGCTGGCCGAGGTCGGGGCCGGGCTCGTGGCGTCGGCTCGAAAGGCTGGTGTGTGATGGCCGACGTGAAGATTGCCTACGGCTCGTCTTCGGCCCTCACGATCACGCTGGCGTCGCTGTCGAGCGATTCGAGTTTGCTGGCGGGCCGCGAATCGGACGCCGTGGACAACACCTCGAACAAGTACCTCGATTACCTGCTCGCTGGGAAGATCACCACGGGCACCAGCCCAACCGCTGCGAAGCGGATCGAGGTTTGGGTGGTCGGGTTGATGGAGGACTCGACCTACCCGGACGTGTTCGACGGCACCGACAGCGCGGAGACCGCCACGAGCCGAGACATCCTCGCGGCCTGCGGTCGGTGCGTTGCCGCGATGCAGATTGACGCCACGAGCAACCGCACTTATTGGTTCGGACCGGTATCCGTGGCCAATGCGTTCGGCGGCGCACTTCCCAAGAAGTTCGTGGTGTTCGTCGTGCACGACACCGCCGTCGCGCTGCACGCGACCGGCTCGAACCACGCGGTCCACGTCACGCCCGTCTACAACACCGTGGCCTGATCCATGTCCCGCCGCCGCACGAACTACGGCCAGTCGAAGCCGCCGGCCGGGACGCCGACACTTCACCGGGACGTTCCGGGCTCGGCTGCGTGGTTGCTCAACGAGACGGGCGGTGCACTCGCCCGCGATTCGCGGGGCAACGACCACGGCGTGTTCGCCGGCACGACGCTGGTCCGCGAGCCGTCGCCCCGCGGCGGCTACGGAGCGATCAGCGGCTGGTCTTCGGCGTCCTACATCACGACGACGCGGACGCCGAAGACCGCTTACACGCTGGTCGCGCGGATCAAGACCCCGAGCGGAGGCGGCAGCGGCAACATCTTCAGTGCCGTCGGCACGGCCTACGTCCTGCACTACTTCAGCGGCAGCGGCCAGTTCCAGTTCTGGACCTCGACGGAATTCTGGAGCGGCACGAACATCGGCTCGGCACTCGCCGCGAACCGCTGGTACACAATGGCCTTCGTTCGTGAAGGCAACAGCATCACCAACGGCTACAAGCTCTACTACGACGGCATGCTGGCCGGGGCCGCGAACAGCGGTAGCCTCGCGGCCCCGTCGAATCCGTTCTGGGTCGGTGGGCGGTCGGACGGCTACGGACAGCCGTGGGACGGGCTGATCGACTGGGTGCAGTGGTACGAGCGAGCGCTGCCGGCAGCGGAAATTCAGCAGCTCCACCTCGACCCGTTCCGAGCCTGGGCACCGCCGGGGCCGCGATTCCTCTGGACGCCGGGACCGCCGCCGCCACCGCCGCCGCTGACGGGCGATGCGGCGCTGACGCAAGGCGCGGACACGCTCAGCGCGGCAGGCACTGTCGCCGTCGCTGGAGCCGCGGCGATCACCCAGGCGGGGCAGACGCTATCGGCGGCCGGGGCCATCGAGGTCGCCGGTGCCGCGGCACTGACTCAGACAGAAGACTCGCTCAGCAGCGCGGGGGCCGTGAGCGTCGCGGGCACGGCGGCGCTGACCCAAACTGCCGACAGCGTGAGCGGCGATGGGGCCGTTGCCGTGGCTGGTGCCGCCGCAGTCGCGCAGGCCGCCGACACCACGGCCGGAGCCGGAGAGGTTGCCGTGGTCGGGGCCGCATCCGTTTCGCAGGGAGCCGACGCGACCGCCGGTGCGGGAGCCGTCGGCGTCGCGGGGGCCTCCGCACTCGCGCAGGCCGCAGACACGGCCGCGGGAGCGGGCACGCTCACCATCACCGGCAGCTCGGTGGCGGCGCAGGCCGGCGACGTGACCAGCGGTGCGGGCACCGTGATGATCGGCGGGTCCGGCGTGCCGGTGCAGTCGAACGCGATCGCGGCGGCAGGGGCCGTACTGATCGTCGGATCGGCGGCACTGACGCAGGCCGGACAACTCACGATTGCGTCGGGCTCGACCCTGACAACGACAGTCGTTCGGCGGTTCCGCTGCGACGGCCGCGGCATCCCCAACCGATTCCCGGCTGACGGCTCGGCACGCGGCTTCCGCTGCGACGGCCGCGGCATCCCCAACCGATTCCCATGCAACGAGGCCGCACGATGAAGGCTCGCTCACCGCACCGCCTCGAATGCTTCGCCGGCGAAGACGTGCTGATCTACGGCACGCTCGCCGGATCGGAATCGCTCGTCGGCGCAACGCTCCGCTTCGTCGGCTGGAACGCGAGCGGCGTCATCGTCTGGGACAGCGCCGATGGCACCGGCGATGCCGAGGCCGAGGTCACGGACGCCAGCGCGCGGACCTACGAAGCGACTGTGCCGGCCGACTTCGCGGCCGGCGTCTACTCGTGGGAAGTGCTCCGCACGGACAGCGAAAAGCGATGGGTTCACGTCTGGGGCTTCCTCACCATCACCGGTGCGCCGCCGAACGCGGGCTGACCGCCGGTTTGATCCGGCCCCTTCTGCGGGCGCAAGATCGCACCACGCCGAACGCGACACGCACCGGAGGCCGGACTGATGCTGCTGTTTGCCGAGACCGAAGTCGCCGCCGGCGCATCCATGATTGCGTGCGCGATGGCCGCACTCAGCGGCCTGTTCGCTTGGCTCTCGCGGCGCGACCAACTCCTCAGCGACCGCGAGACGGCCCGCGACAAATTGGAGCACGACACCCGGATCGTACAGCAGGACGCCGAGATCGAATCGCTCAAGCAACAGCACGCGGACTGCGAGCGGAGTCACGCCGAGTTGAAAGCCGAGATCGCCCAGCTCCGCCGCCGCATCGACGACCTGACCGGCAACTACCGCACGTTGCCCCCGGCCGCGTGAGGTAGTGGCCCATGTCGTCCTGTCCGAACTGCGGCAAGCCGGTGCCGGCGAACGAGTGGCACGCCTACGGACGCCACGAGGGCTGCGCCTTCCCCAGCGACGAGTGCGTCGGCTTCACGATGCCGAGCGTGATGCGGTCGCGGGAACTGGGCCGCGAGCGGAAGGGGCAGCACGTTTCCGAGACGGATCGGCGATCGGGGAGCCACGACCGATGATCGACGCCATCGAAGACGCCGCGGTCGTGTTGCTTGCGGCGTGGCTCCTGTGGGCGTGGCTGGCGGACGATCCGCTGGGGATCAACGGCTGCTTTCGCGGAGAGTGAGCGTGGACGAAGAAGACGACTGCGGCGAGCCGATCCGCGCCCACCCGGCGTTCGGCTGGGGCCGTCTCGCCGTCGTGCTGGCCGCGCTGATGTTCGCCCGATGCCTGTGAGGGACACCATGCGGAGCCCGATCCGTGTACCGATGCTGGCGATTCTGCTGGTCGCGGCGACGGCAATGGCCGTCGAACCGCCCATCGTCAAGGTCGTGCCGAGCCCGCCGCCTGCGAAGTGGCAGGAGTTTCGCGCCGACGTGGGTCAGCGCATCTGGCTGAGCGCGGGCAAGCCGGCCGTCTGGGTGCTCGCCAACGAGGGTGCCGACGGCGATCTCGTCGTCGCCCCAAACGGCGGCGACCCCTCATTCGCGGCGTCGAAAGCCGGCCGCTACCACCTCGTCGCGTTCGTCGAGGGGCAGGAGCCGGCCCGCGTCGTCGTCGCGGTCGGCGACGCTCAGCCAGGCCCAGGTCCGAGCCCCGGACCCGACCCGCCGCCGGTTCCGCCCGGCCCGAAGGCCGACAAGCTCTGGCTCGTCGTGATCGAGGAGACCGGCGAGCGGACTCCGGCGGTCGCGAAGGTGCTCAACGACGGCGGTTACTGGTCCGGCATCATCATGCGCGGCCACAAGAACCGCTTCTACGACAAGGACTCCGCCGAAGCGAAGTCGCGCGGCTACGTCGCGCTGGTCGCGTCTCCGCAAAACGGCTTGCCGCCAGTGGGGGTGCCGGCGCTCATCCTGATCGACCAGGCCACGGGCAAGCCGCTGAAAGTGATGAGGCTCCCGGCCGACACTGCGGGGGTCGATGCGGCGATGAAGGAGGTGCTGAAGTGAGCGACGCGTTCATGCACGAGGGCTGCCCGGCAATCGTCGATGCCGGCGGCACCGTCCGCAAGCTCGGGGCCATCCCGCCGTCGCCGCTGCTGGCGAGTGCGTTCCCGCTCTTCGAGGATGCGGTGCCCTTGCTCACCGACGACCAGCTGCGGGCGTTCTGCGCCGGCAAGCCCAAGAGCGGCCGGCACCGCTTCGGCGACGACTGGATCAAGGACCAGGGGCAGTACGGCTCGTGCAACGGCTTCGCGTCGGCGGCGGCATTGGAGCGGGCGCGGGTGCGGCGCGGCCTGCCCCGCGTGCGGCTGTCCGGCGCGTCGGTGTACTCGTGCGTCAACGGCGGACGCGACCAGGGGTCGATCCCCGAAGACGCGATGCGGTCGATGCAGGACAAAGGCGCGGTGCCGGAGGACCGCGGCCCGCCGTCGAAGATTTACCCGTCGCAGTACAGCGCTGCGGACTGGGCCGAGGGCGCGCGGTTCAAGTCCGGCGAGTGCTACACGACCCGCTCGCGGCAGGCGCTCTACACCGGCCTCGCACTGGGTTACGACGGCGTGATTGCGGTCCACGCCGGCAACAACTTCATGCGGCTCGGCACGAATGGGATTGCGGGCGGCGACAGCGGGCCGGGCAACCACGCCGTGCTCGTGGACGACCTGGACGTGCTCGCGGACGGGCTGATCGTCATGGACTTCGCCAACTCGTGGAACCTGAGCTACGGCCAGCGCGGGCGAGCGTACCTGACATTCGAGCGGCACTGCGCCCAACCCGCCGGGTACTTCGCGTTTTACCTGATCCGATCCACCGCCGACGACCCGCAGGGCGACAACCCGCCCATCGTCGGTTGACCCCGGAATGCCCGGCCGGTGCGCCACGCGATTGGGAGAGGACGCGGACGCACCGGCCGGGCAGTTGTAGTGTTCGCCCTGTTCCCACGGAGACTCCTTATGCGTCGAATGATCCTGTCCGCTCTCGTGCTCGTGCTCTGTGCGAGCGCTGCCGAAGCCGGCCCGCTGCTCAACTTCCTGGAGCACCGCCGCGAGGCCCGCGCCGCTCGCCGCGGCGGGTGCCAGACGTGCCCGCAGCAGTCGTTCGCCCCGCAGTCCGGCAGCGTGCCCTACACGCTCACCGGCGGCAACTGTGCCAACGGCCAGTGCCCGATCCCGCAGGCGCTGCCGGGGAAGTAGCCACAAAGCCCACCCGCTGAAGCGGGTTGGCTTCAATCACCATCCTTTGGAGGACGACTGTGCATTATCGAAACGGCCGCGAGGCCAAGAACGGTGACAAGATTGTGTCGCTGGCCGGATACGGCAGCGGCCCGACCAGCATCAACGCGGTCGGCATCTTATTCGATGCGAAGCCGGGCAACGATCACTGCAACGGTAGCATCGCTTCGACCATCGGCGGCCCCGTCGTGGGTGCCTGCCTGTGCGACTGCCTGCACGCCGACGATGTAGCGGCAGTGTTCGCGGAGAAGGGGCTCGACAAGCGACCGGCCGGGAAGTGATCGAACAGGCGACCAACTGAAGATTCCGTTTTCTTTTAACGCTCGCCCAATCCTCGTGAAGGGAGGTGGTCCAGTGTCCGACGCCGTGGCCGAGCCCGTGGAGAGGTTCCGCATTCACCGCGACGCCGACGATCTGATCCGACGCCGGTTCGTCAACCGGGCTTCGCTGCGGCGTGGCGTCACCCGGCGGGAAGCCGGGGACTGGTACGACAACGAGTTGACCGTGGCCCAGATGGTCGCGGCAGCATCCGCCGTCGGGATGGCGCTGCCGGCCGTCGGCGGCCCGTTCGCCGACTGGCTGGCCAATGTGGACTGGGACAAGCTGTTCGAGTTCATCGTGAAGCTGATCGAGTTGTTCGGCAAATTCGCGTGACCGCCGTCGTGCTCCTGCTGTGCATGGAGGCTATGCTCGCGGACGACTACCGCATCCGCGAGCACGGCTCTGCCGTCGCCCTGCACCTCACCCGTACCCGTCCCGCGCGCTGCTCCGCACTCGCCATCGCCTTTCGGACGACCTCGTCAGCCGCGGCTCGCGCGGCCTTCACTTTCTTGATCTGAGGCATGTGCCTGTCGTGGAACTCTCGCAGGTCGGCCCCCGCGATCTGCTGCATGAGTTGTGCTGTGCTCATCGGAAGCACTTCGAGCAGTTCGTCGATCATCGCTTTCATCTCCGGGAAGACCCGGATTTGCACCGTCTCTTGTTCGCCCTCGCCTGCCTTCGGGCGTCCAGTCTTTGCCATGCGCGGCCTCAGCAACATTTCCATTATTTCAACTCCACAAGCTGTGACGGTTTCGCCGCTTCTGCAGATTCGTGCAGCTCTGGCAAAGATTTCTTGTTGACAGGTTGCAAAGATAGTGCATACACTTCCTTCGTAAAGTGATGAAACTTATTCGGGGAAAGTGATGACACCAGCTTCGGCCCCCGCACGGGAAGTCGAGACGACGACGGTGCGGTTTCTGAAATCCGTTGTCGAGAAGGCTGCAATCGTCGCGCGTCGCCGCGATGTGACCGTCGGCGACTACCTCACCGGCATTTTCGAGAAGACCCTCGACCGCGACTACCGCAAGGAAGTCGCCGCGATGAGCGCCGAACTCGGCGGCGAATCCTGACCGCACATCCGCACACGCCCGGCAGCCTCACCGCTGCCGGGCTGTCGCCGGGGGCGAGCGTGAGTGGGCGCTCGCGGGACTGTCGGCCGCTCGCGTTTATGGGCGAGGCGCGACGGCCGCAGTCCACCCGGCGAATCTTTCACCACGAACCGGAGCCGAAGTTATGCCATCACCGCCATGCCGCGTTTGTGGGAAGCCCGATGCGGTCATCTGCTACCCCGACGACCACTCGCAAACGATCTGCCCGGACTGCTGCCCCAAGGCCGAGCACGCCGACGGCGAGACGGGGCACCAGTTCGATTACGACCGGGCCGAGCGGCAGCATGAGTGCCGGTACTGCGGCATCCCAAAGAACTGCACCGAACACGCCTTCGACGACTGACACCCTGAACCGGAGCCGCCCATGAACCGCCCAGCCCGCTCACTCCCGCCGCTCTGTTGTGCGGCCCTCAACGTCCCGCTCGCCGCACTGCTGCCCGACCCCGGCGCGTGCCTGTTCGCCCTCACCTACTTCGCGGCCGTGAGTCTGGCCGCACTCGTGACCAAGTGACCGGAGCCGAGCCATGCCCGATCTCGACTTCAGCACGATCCGGCCGCACGCGGTCTACACGACCCGCGAGGTCGCGTCGCTGCTGCGGTACAGCGTCGAGCACGTCGTCGAGCTGATCGAGGCCGGCGCTCTGCCGGCCATGCCGCGGCTGATGCCGCGATCCCGCTACCGCATCCTCGGCTCGACGCTGCTCGCACTCGGCGGGGTCAGCGCGGCCGCTCCCGTTGAAAGTCCCGCGGCCCGCTCGAAGCGAGCCGCCGCCGACCTCGAAGCCATCCGCCGGATGAAGTGACCGCACCACTGGAGACCGCCCGTGAAGAAGGCCGACAAGTGCCGCCATTACAACGGCACCGCGAACGACACCTGCCGAGCCGGCATGAACTACGCCGACGTGCAGCTCGGCCACGGCACGCCGCAGTACAGCCTGCCGTGCTACGCCGCTGGCGACAACGGCCGCGGGCGCAATTGGAACACGCTCGGCGCGACCTGCGCGCAGTGCTCATTTCCGACGGCCGAAGAGCTGGCCGTCGAGGAAGCCGAGATGAAGGCGAGCATGGAGCGGCTTGGCAAGGCCCGCGCCGCCATCGTCGCGCACCTCGGCGGGCCGTGGAAGCGGGGCGTCGCCGGAGCAAGCGGCCGAATCGACTGCCCCGCGTGCGGCCAGCCGAAGGCCCTGGCGTTCTCGCGGTCGGGTTACAACGGCCACATTCACGCCAGCTGCTCGACGGCCGACTGCTGCTCTTGGATGGAATGACCGCCCCCAACCTCTTGCCCGGAGACTCACCTATGCCCGCGACCACTACCCGCCCGCTCATCCGCACCAACTTCGGCTCGCACCGCCGCGTGGTCGAAGTCTGCGCCTACGACTCGGCTCGACGGCTGGCGATGTGCAAGCTCAGCGACGGCACCTTTGAGCATCTCGGGTGCGACGAACTCGAAGCGCTCGACGCCGCCCGCAACTACCTCGACCTCGACCGCGCGCTGCGGGACGCGGCCCACGAAATCATCGAGTGACACCGCCCGGCGACAGGGCGAGAACGGGCCGCAGTAACAGCCGGCAAACTCCTACGCGGCAGTAGGCCCGCAGTCGTGCGTGAGGACAGAGAGCGCGAGGTCGTTGCGACATCCGACCTCATCCGGTCCAGCCGGCACGCGAAGTAACCGCGGGAACCGGCACAAGCGGGCGTGGTCCAACAGGAACGACGCAGCCGCATCAGCGGCCGAAACGCGGGTTCAAGGCCCGCCGCCTGCACTGACTCCATTACTAGCCCCGTCCCGACCCCACCGAGACGCCTCATGCCCCCACCAGTCGAAGCGGCCGACACCTGTACGGCCAGTCGTGCCCAGATCGCACTCTACTACCTCGGCCGCGCCCGTTGCCGATTGATCGACGCCAAGCCGTACCTCCTCGGCACCGACGCCGGTCGCAACTTCGACGGGCTGATCTCCGCGATGGAGAGCCGAATCGACCGCATCCGGCTGCACGGCCTGGGCGAGATTGAGTCCGCGACCATCGTCCACCGCGGCGAGCCGGTTGCGGTGCCGGTCGGTGCGGATGCCGACGTGCCCGCGTTCGTCGAGGGCTAGTCGCGCCGTTCTGATCCGGCCATCACCCCTACCACCCGAGGACGCCATGACGACCGAAGCCAACACGACCGACGAATTCAGCGACAAGGCCATCGTCCGGTACAACCCGAACGAGGCCGAGATCGCCAAGGTCAAGGACGAGTACGCGGCACTGATCGCCGACCCCGATTGCGCTCGGACGGCCGAGGGCATGGCTGCCGTCAAGGCCGCGTTGAAGCACGTCACCGCGATGCGGACCACGATCGAGAAGGCCCGCGTGGAAAAGAAGGACGCCGCCCTGAAGTACGGCCGGCTCGTGGACGGCGAGGCCAAGCGGCTGACGGGGCTCGTGCTGGAGATCGAGTGCCCGCTGAAGCGGGCCAAGGAAACCGTCGAGCGCGAGGCCGAGGAGCGGGCGCGGAAGAGCGTCGAGGAGCAGGAGCGGAAGGAGCGAGAAGAGGCCGCACGAAAGGCCGCCGCGGAAGAGGCCGCGCGTCGTGCCGAACGGGAGCGCGAGGAGGCCGAGCGGCAGGCTGAACGGCAACGGCTGGCCGAGGAGCGGGCGAAGTTCGAGGCCGAGCGGAGGGCCGAAGAGGAACGCCGCAGGGCCGAGCGCGAGGCGTTCGAGCGGGAGCAGGCCGCGGAGCGCGAACGGGCGCGTGCCGAGCGCGAAGCGGCCGAGGCAAAAGCCCGAGCCGAGCGTGAGGCCCACGAGGCCGAAGCCCGCCGCATCGCCGCGCTGCAGGCCGAGGAGCAGCGGAAGCTCGCCGAGGAGCGCCGGGCGGTTGAGGCCGAAGCCGCCCGCGTCCGGGCCGAGCGGGAGAAGGTCGAGCGCGCCGAGTTCGAGAAGAAGGCCCAGGAGGAGGCCGACCGCCGGGCGAAGGAGGACGCCGAGCGGAGGCTGAAGGAGGCCCAGGACCGCGAGGAGCGGCGGCAGCGGGAAGCGGCCGAACTGGCGAAGCGCCTCGCGGCCGAGGATGAGGAGCGGAAGCGACAGGAAGCGGCGGCCCGGCCGGACATCGAGAAGGTGCAGGCGTTCGGCGACCGCGTTGCCGAACTCATCGCCGAGGCCAACGCCGCCAAGCTCACGACTGCGAAGGCCCGCGAGTTCATCGGCCAGGTCCGCGCCGACCTGATGGAGATCACCGACCGCTGCAAGGCGTTCGGCAAGCCGGCCCGCCGTGCCGTGAGCGCTTGACCCTCGACCCACACCGGAGATTCCGATGCCCGATCCGACCGTCATCACCGACCCGCCCGCATCGCTGGTGCCCGACCGGCCCGCCGAACCCCTCGACCTGATCGCCCGCGCGATCGAGAAGGGGTTCGACACCGAACAGCTCGGCAAGCTGATGGACCTGCAGGAGCGGCACCAGCGGCAGCTTGCCGAGCGGGCCTATGCCGAGTCGATGAGCGCGGCCCAAGCGGCGATGCCGACCGTCGTGCGTGACGCCGAGAACACGCACACGAAGGCGCGGTACGCCCGGCTCGAAACGGTGAACCACGCCATCAAGCCGGTCTTCACGCGCTACGGGTTCTCCATCAGCTTCGACACCGAGCAGTCGCCGCTCGCCGAGCACATCCGCATCCGGGCCGACGTTTCGCACGCCGGCGGCTGCACGAAGAGTTACCGGGCGGACATCCCCCTCGACGGCGCGGGGTTCAAGGGCAACTCGAATAAGACGCCGACGCAGGCGACCGGCTCGACGTTCAGCTACGGCCGGCGCTACCTCACGCTGCTCATCTTCAACGTGACCGTGGCGAACGAGGACAACGACGGGAACCGCGAGGCCGAAGTCGTCACGCCGGAGCAGATCGCCGTCATCAACGACCTGCTCAAAGAGTGTGAGGAAGTCGGCAACCCGGTGAACTTCGGCCGGTTCCTGCACTGGCTCGGCGTTCAGCAGTTGGACGAACTGCCGGCCGGCGAGTTTGCGAAGGCCGTCAACGAGCTGAACGCCAAGCGGCGCGTGAAGAAGGCCGCAGCCCCCAACGGAGCCAAGTCGTGAATCGCAACGAAAAAAGCTATCGCATCCGGCAAATGCGACGCGACGCCCACCGGAACAAGAAGGCGGTTCCAACTGCGGAGGCGTTGGAAAAGCTCGCCGAGCTGGTTGCGTCCGACGGCATGAAGTGCCCAGCCTGCCGCCGGGCGATGAATTGGCTGTTCAAGGACGGGCGCAGCACGGTTGTCACTCTTCAGCACGACCGAAGCGGAGTGATTCGACTGATCTGCAAGGGCTGTAACTCGCGGCATCACCTGCACCCTGCCGACACCTTTTACGACCTGCCGGAAGGACACAAGAGGTGTCCGAGATGCGAAGCGGTGAAGCCTGTCGATGCGTTCTACCGGCTGGCCACCGGAGAGATCGTCTCCGCTTGTCGTGAGTGCGAAAGGCGGTCTCAGCTGGCTCGGTACCACAGAAGCCCGGAGGCCAAGCGTGCCAAGCACCAAGAGTGGCTGAAGGCGAATCGAGAGAAGGTCAAAGAACAGCGTCGCAAGTACCAGGAGTTAAACCGAGCCCGCCTCACCAAACAGGAGCGGCTTCGCCGCGAAAGGAAGAAGGCTTCATGAAGTTCCACGACGTTCAACAGGGCAGCGAAGAGTGGTTCCTTCTCCGTAAGGGCGTCCCGACCGCTTCGCGTTTCGACATGATCCTGACCGCGAAAACTTTGAAGCCGTCCACCCAGCAGGATGCACTGATCTGCAATCTGATTGGCGAGAAGCTGTCCCTCATCCCGCCGGAAGGCGTCGAGAACTTCACCAACCGGGCGATGGATTGGGGCCGGCACTGCGAGGAAGAGGCCCGCCGGTGGTACTGCCTCGAACGCAATGTGGACGTGACGAACGGCGGATTCTGCCTCACCGACGACGGCCGCTTCGGGGCCAGTCCGGACTCGCTCATCGACAGTGACGGCGGCTGCCTCGAACTCAAGTGTCCACAGGCCAACACGCAGGTGAAGTACCTGCTCACTGGCACGCTCCCGCCGGAGTACGCGGCGCAGTGCCACGGGCATCTCATCGTCACCGGCCGGAAGTATTGCGACTTCCTCAGCTATTCGCCGGGGCTGCCCCCGCTGCTCGTGCGAGTCGTGCCCGACGACTTCACGAAGCAGTTGCGCATCGCCCTCGAAGTGTTCCACGAGAAGTACGCCGCGACCCTGAAGCGGCTCGACCCCCGTTCGTGACCCCCTGACGGTGTGATCCATGTTGAGCCGGTGCCGTACCGGGATGCCGTGAGCGTGCGGTGGATGCCGATCGTGGGCATTGTGTTCGTCGGCTGGCGTCCGGCGGCACTCGCTCACTCATCGCTGGGAGCGTTGTGATGGGCGCGGCCAAGGAGAAGGTCGTCGAACTGGTGCGGTGTTCCGGATGCGGCCAGGACCGGCCCATCAAGGTCGTCGTCCACAACCGCAGTGCAGCGATCGGACAGGCCAGCGAACGGTCCTGCCTCCAATGCGCCCGCGGCCGTGATCCGAAGCCGACGATCTGCCGGCACTGCAAGAAGTGCAAGGTGAACCGGCCGCGTGGGCTGTGCTGGAACTGCTACTACCGGCCCGGCGTGAAGGAGCTGTACCCGTCCACGTCGATCTACGCGAATCGTGGCGTGGGCCTCGGTCAGCATCGCCGGACGCTGCCCGAGCCGACAACGGCCAGGCCGGGGACGGAAGAGAAAGTCGCCGTGCTCGAAGCGCGGGCCGAGGCCGGCGAGCAGTTGTTCCACCCGTGCGATGGGGGGGGTCTTAGATGGTGAGTTTCTTAGACGGCCCTGCCGCTGGTGTTGTGCTCGAACTGCACCGTGCCCCGGTGTTCCTGCGGGTGTTGCAGGACACTCGCGGACTCGACCAGTGGGATGCGTGCGATCAACTGATCGACACGCCGTGTGCCGACGAGATCGTGACGGTGTACGTCCGCATTGGCAAGGCCGGCTGGGTCCACATCGACTTCACCGACAAGGCCGGTCGTCGTCGCGGCGAGACCTATGCCACGGCCGAGTACCGGCTGCACGACGAGCAGCCGGCCGACGAGATCGTGCGGTCGCAATCCCGGTGGCGGGCTTGGGCCGAACTGGAGTGGGACCGGCTGAAGGCACAGCAAGTGGAGGCGAATCATGTCTGAGTTCGTGCGGGCCACGGTCAGGAGAAAGCCCTGCAAGAGCCTGGCGTTCTACGCCGCGTGGAACCGGGCTCACGGCCACTGTGCCGCCTGCGGGCGCGACGGCGGGGCGTTCGGACTCTCGACCCATCACATCGTCAAGCAAGGCCGGGCACATGAGGCAACCAATCTGCTGCGTTTGTGCGTCCATCCATGCCACGACCTGGCCGAGGGCCTGGACGTCCGCGGCCCGGCCATCGAGGGCATCATCCCTCCCGGCATCCGGGTCCGCAGCCCCGGCCCATTGCTCCCGAAGATCACCATCGGCATCGCCCTGTCGATGAAGCTCCGCTGCGACCCGTCGGAAGTGGACATGGCCCGGCTCCAAGAGCTGCGCGGGTCGCGGCTGCCGGGCGCTGAGCCGATCCCGGAGTTCTTCGAGCGGCTGTACCGCGCGAACCGAGCGGGAGCATCAGCATGAAGCCCGACGACGTGATCCCGATTGTGATTCAGGCCGAGGCCGCCGAACAGTTGGCACAGGAGGCCAACGCGCTCGGCCACACCCTGGCCATGAGCGAGCGGCAGAACCTCGCCACGGCCCGCAAGATCGGCGAGCTGTTGGTGAAGGCGAAGGCCCATGTCGAGCACGGCGATTGGACGGCGTTCTTGGAGAAGCGGTGCCTCGCGTTCTCGGTTCATATGGCCCGCCGTTACATGCGAATTCACCGGCACTGGGGCAAGGTGCAAAACGCCCGCGGGATCATGGAGGCGATCGAATCGCTCGCGGACGAGCCTGATGAAGCGGAGCCCAAAACGAGCGCGACGCTCGTTTTGTGCGACCGCTGCCGGCGGCTCGGCATCGCCCGGCCGGACTGCGAACAGTGTGCGGAAGCCCGTGAGGATCAACGAGATACGGGAGAGGGGCGGGCGTCCACGCGGCCCGGCAGCGGAGGCTCGGGGCGTGCCGGGGGAAGCGCCGGCACCACGCACCGCCCCTCTCCCCCGCCGCCAAACGAGGAGCGTCAAGCGGAACTCGATTGGGAGAACCGCCGCACCAACGACCTCCGCGTGCGGCAGGCGCTGCAGCGGTGCCGGAACGCGATCGAGGGGCTCGCCGAGGACTTCGACGTCTTACTCGAGCTCCGCGCCGCCGACATGCTCGAGCTTACCCGGCTACACGGCGTCCCGACCGACACCCGCGAGCACGAGTCGATGCCCATCGTGGACGGCCAGACGCGGCACACACTGGAGTGCGAGACGTACTCCCCGGCCCTTGAAGGGTTTGACCGGGTGTTCCGCGACCTGGCCGCGCGGGAGGTGGGACCGTGACGCTCCCGGAGCTCCGCGCGTTCGCCGACGACCCGTGCCGGCAGAACTCGCCGATCGCCGCCGCGGTGCGGGCGCTGTTCGCAGTGTGCGACGAGCAGCAGAAGCGGCTGCTCACCGCGGCCGACAACACGGCCGCATATGCGCGGCGGAAGATCGACCTGGACATCGCTCAGGCCGCGGTGAAGAGCCTCGGCCGCGAGAACGCCCGGCTGCGGGAACTGGCGCTGAAGCCGGCCGAATGGGAAGCGGAGGCCGCGTGAGTGCCGCCGAACTGATCGACCGCCTGACCGCCCTCGGCGCGCGGCTCGTGTGGAAGGCCGGCAAGCCGTCGCTGTGGACGCCGCCGGGGACTTCGGCCGAAGGACTGGCCGCAGCGCTGACCGAGCATCGCGGCGAAGTGCTGATGCACTTCGGCCGCGCGGAAGAGCCGACCGGCGAGCACAAGTGCGGCGAGTGCGGCCGGACGGTGTTCGTGTGGCGCGACGACATGGACATGGGGTATCAGGCGTGCTTTGCGAGCGGCGACTGCCGAGTGATGTGCCCGTTCTGGCGGCGCGGCCTGGGGCCGGACTGGATGCCGCGGGCACGCGAGTCGGAAGAGTGGTCGCGGCGGAAGAAAGCGGAGCATCGCGAGAAGGCCGAAGAACCGATCCCGGAGTGATGACCGTGGCACAAGACAGCAAGATCGAATGGTGCAAGGCGACGTTTAATCCGTGGGAAGGCTGCACAAAGGTCAGCCCCGGCTGTGCCAACTGCTACGCCGAGACGCGATCCAACCGCCTCAAGACATCCAAGTGGGGGCCGTCGGGCACGCGTGTCGTGCGAAGCGAATCGTACTGGCGAGAGCCGGTGAAGTGGAACAAGTCTGCCGCGTGCTCATGCGGCGAAGGGTTTCGCGGCACGCACTCGCCGTACTGCCCGCAAGCGGATCGGCCTCGCGCCTTCTGCGCGAGCTTGGCCGACGTGTTCGAGGACTGGCGCGGGCCGATGACACTCTCGAACGGCACCACGGCCACGATTCAGATTCCGGGCTTTGCCGAGCGGCCGATGCTCATGTCGGATGCCCGCGTCCGTCTGCTCCAGCTGATCTGCGACACGCCGAATCTCGACTGGCTCTTGCTCACGAAGCGGCCGCAGAACATTCAGCCGATGCTCCGGGACGCCTGGATGCAGTTGGATTCCGCTCGTGATCCGGACCCACGCAACAGCCGCCCATTTGTGATTCCGCCCAACATCTGGCTCGGCACCAGCGTGGAGAACCAAGCCGCTGCCGACGAGCGAATCCCGCACCTGCTGCGGACGCCGGCGGCAGTGCGATTCCTGTCGTGCGAGCCACTGTTGGGGCCGGTACGGCTCGACGCGGTGATGGGTACGCACCAAGACGGAACACCTTTCACTGCCGAGCGTCCGGCACCATGTAGCCGCCCCCACACCTTCGATGCACGATTCCGCGGGCTCCATTGGGTGATCGTCGGCGGTGAGAGCGGCCACGGCGCGCGGCCGTGCCGGGTGGAGTGGGTACGGTCGCTCGTGGAGCAGTGCAAGACGGCGGGTGTGGCGTGCTTCGTGAAGCAACTCGGATCGAACGCAACCGCCGGCTACTACGACGAATTCCGCGAAGAGTGGGAGAGCGGTCGCGGCAACGACTGGCCCGCGGCCCTCGACTGGAACTACCGCGACGGCCAGCCGCCCCTCACTGCCCGCGTCGCGCTGCCGCTGGCGAAGAAGGGCGGACTGCTGGAAGACATGCCCGCCGATCTCCGCGTCCGTGAATTCCCGGAGGTGCGATCGTGACCCGCGACGAACAGCGCAGGGCCTTCATCGCCGCACGCATGGACGAATTCACCGGGCTGTTGCTCCGCGCGTTCGCCGCGAGCCAGCAGCGGGTGGCGGCCGCGGTGCGTGCGAGCCAAGCCGCATCCGAGGTATCCAACCGGTTGATCTGCGAAAGCGATGCGGCGTGTGGCCGCGAGATGATCGAGCAGCAAAGGCGAGCCTCACTGCTGCTCCAATCGGTGTTCGACGAGCTGCTCCCGGCCCCGGTCGTGAAGCCCGAGGCCGAGCCGACGCGGAACGGCCAGCACACCACGCAGCAGCCCGCGAGGAAGACGGCATGACCACGGCCGAAGTGATGACCTGCATCCGCCGAGCTGTCGCCGCACACCAGGGCGACGACGCCGAGCTGTACGCGGCGCTCTGCGAAGAGGCCGAGCGCTGGCGGATGACGCTCGCCGACATCCGGCGGATGGAGACGGCGGCGGAACTGGACTTGGACCCCGAAGACCTTCCCCTGTTCTGAGGGCACCGACCATGTTGATGCGACTTCTGAGCCGCCTCTTCAGTTACGAAGAGATCAATGGGGGCAACCGCTGCCCAACATACCTGCACCGATGGACGCTGTTTCGTGCCTTCGGTTGCGGCGTCTACCTTCATCGGTTCGTTGCCGATGATTGGTCGCTCGACCTGCATGATCACCCGAAGCGGTTCGTGTCGATCGGCCTGGCCGGGGAGTACACGGAGCACACGCCGAAGAGAACGCGAATCTTTCGCGCCCCGTGGCTTCGGACTTTCCCTGCCTCACACGCTCACCGCATCACGCTGAGGCCCGGAGTTGAGTGCTGGACGCTCGTGATCGTCCTACGCGCTGCACGTCCGTGGGGCTTCTGGCACGCGGGGACGTGGATTCACTGGCGAGAGTACGTCAGAGGCAAGTTCGCCCACATCGCGGACCTGCGGGCCGTGTGTGCAGGAATCGTAGGGGGCGACCGCTGACGCCGTAGCGAACGAGACGTTGAAGACCTTCCCCTGTTCTGAGGACACCGATGAGCGACACCACTGCACCCCGCACCCGCAAGCCGGCCGACGCGCCGGCCCCCACGCTGACCCCGGCGGCTGAGGCCGAACCCAAGCCCGCAAAGCCGGCCAAGCCCCGCGCCCCCATCGACCCCGAGACGCAGGCCATGCGGCGGATCGAATCCGTGCTGCTCGGCTTGCAGGAGTCGGACCCGACCGCGCCAACCCGCGTGCTCGAATACCTGCTCGCCCGCCGCAAGTCGCGGGCGCTGTTCCCGAAGGCCGAGACCTATGAACACGCGGGGCCGTGACCATGAACACGCTCACCCACATTGCGGGCGTCACCTTAAATGTCTGCGGTCGGACGATCCAGCGATGCAGCCTGTGCGGGGCGAAACTCTGCGACAGCCTAAACACAGCCGCGTTACTGAACGGTGACGACGAAGACCCGAAGTTCCCGACGTGGCAAACGGGGAGACTCGTCCAAGTCGAGACGGGCAACCCGACGCGGTATTCGCTACTGCCTGACACGGACAAGTTACCCGATGACTCGTGTTTGGAGTTCGCATGATCGCCGACGCCGCGATAACCGAGACGTGCCCCCGCTGCCGCGGCTGGGTGTGGCACCGAACCGAGCCGTGCAACTGCCGGATGAACGGGGTGCCGAGCCCGGATCACCCCGACTACCTCAAGGCGCTCGGCAAGCGGCTGCGGGCGTGCCGCGAAGAGGCCGGGCTGTCGCTCGACAAACTCGCGGAGCGGGCGGGGATGAGCAAGACGGGGCTGTGGGAAATCGAGCAAGGGCACAACGAGCCGATGGCACGGACGGTGTACAAGCTCGCCATCGCGCTCGCGGTGACGACGGACTTCCTGCTGATGGTGTCGTGCTGAGGACGTTGTGATGCCGAGCGAACCGCAATGGCTGAAGGCCGCGCGAGCCGAGGGGCGAGTCCTCTCGGAGCGCACCGTCGCGCCGACGCTGCCGGGCGTGGAGGCCGCGGAGCCGGGGGCCACGTTCGCGGCGACGCTGCCGTGGCCGCCCACCACGAACCACTACTGGCGGTACTTCGTGCTCAACGACTGCGCGCGGATGGCGATGAGTTCGTTCGGCAAGAACTACCGCAAGGCGACGGTTGCGGCCGTGGGCACGGTGAAGTCGCTCACGGGGCCGCTCTGTCTGCATCTCGTGCTCTACCCGCCGAACAAGGCCCGGCTGGACTTGGACAACCGCATCAAGCCGCTGCTCGACGCGCTCACCGTGGCCGGTGTGTTCGCTGACGATTCGCAGGTGAAGGAGATTCACGCCCGGTTCGGCGCAGTCCGGCCGGGCGGCGCGGTCGCGGTGAAAATTGAGCCACTGACCGACGCAACCGACTGGGGCCGCATCCGAATCGAACGGGACAAGCTGCGGACGCTGGCTCTGGCGCTGCTCAATCGCTGCGGCGTGCAGAGTGACATCCTGACAGCACTGGCTGAACGAAGGAATCGCCATGAACGACACGGTTGAGGTCAACTGCCTGCGATGCAAGGCACCAATCCACGCGACGTTCGACCAGCTGCGCGCGGAGAACGACGACGGAACACCGCCGCCGTGTCCGAGGTGCTCGGCCGGCTTCGTTCGCAAGGTGGAACCGAGGCTCACCGCGGCCGATGTGATTCTGATTGCCGCAGCGGAACTCCACGCGATGCGGAAGCTGCACGGCGACCCGACCGAGTTTAGCGAATTCGAACTGACCGTTGCCGCATGGCGGCGATCGCCGGAGCGGTTTGGGCTGCGCGGATACACCGAGACGCACCCCGACCACAAGCGGGTTTACATGGAGATCGTGGGGCAGAAGCCATCGAGCCCCATCGTGCAGGGGTTCATGGCGAAGGTCCGGCCGAACTACTACCGGCTCACACCTGTCGGCGTGGTGCGAGCGGAGTTCCTCGTTGACCTGGCCAAGAGGAGACGGAAGTGAAGCTCACCAGCGTATCGACTGACCGCCCGGGGAACGCTCCCGGCGAAGGCCGCACGCTCTGCGAATCGCTCACACTGACGAGCGAAACGGGGCTCGACATGGTGGCACTGACCGCACTCCGCGATCTGCTGCACAGGGGCGCGACCGTGCGCGGGGCCGTGGAGCGGATCGCGGCGGCACCGCTGACACCCGAGGGAGGACGCGACACATGACGACGGCTGACCTGGACCGGCTCGCGGAATTGGAGCGAGCGGCTTCGCCGGGGGAGTGGCGCGCCGGACGGCCGGACATGGTTTCGTACCACGGCGGCACCGGCGATGGACCGTTCAAGAACGTGTACGTCGATGACCCGGACGGCGCGTTCCATCTCGGAGAGAGGGTTCCGGCAACCGTGTGCGAGGCCCGCGAAGCTCTGGGATGTGATTGTCGTAACAACGCCGCCTTCATAGCCGCCGCCCGCAACAGCTTCCGCGAACTGCTGGCGCTGGCGCGGAAGGGACTCGAACACCAGGGGGAGCGATGATCCCAGCAACGGTATCGCCATCGTACGGCACGATGATTCGCGCCGCCCGTCTCGGATGGGGGCTCAGTAGAAAGCACGGTGCGTTTATTCGCCTGTGCGATCTGGAAAACGACAGAATCGTTGTCGAACTTCATCCGACCAATTCGATTCCTAAGTACAAGACCGACACCGGTTATCACCGTGTCTGGTGGGAAAATCCAGAAATCCTGGAGCTGATTCCCTTTCTGAAGGGAGTGACTCGGATCAAGAAATTCATCCGTGTCACGGTTAACGACGTAGGGGAAATCCAATCGTGACCGCCCGCACCCCCATCCCCGGCCCGACCTTCCGCGCCGCGTACCGGCTGCCCGTCGGCACCGGGGATGACGACTGACCGCGAAACCGTGCTGGCGTGGTGCCGCGAGCGGTACGGCGCGAAGGCACCGACGGACACGCCGACAGCAGTGCAGTGGTGCATCGGCATCGCGGCGCAGAACGGCTATCTGAGGGAGGCGATGGGATGAGAAAGAGTGAACGCCGCCGACTCACTGCCGACGGGCTTCCGGTCGATGCCCGCGAGTACACGCCGGAGATGTGGGCGATCATTCACCGGCACTTGACCGCGATGCGAGAGGAACTGAGGGAAGAGTATGCGAGGCACTTACAAACTCGTGACGGCTCGGAAGCCGCATCGTTGTACGGAGCGGAGTTACCACGAAATCGCGGCGGGTGACGTGTACCTGTACGGTGCCTGCCCGCCGGAACACGAAGCGAACGGTTCGCGGAAGTGGTGGACGATTCGGGCGTGCCTGCGGTGTGCGGAAGTGTACATGATGCACACGAGCGACACGCGGAAACAACTGGAGGGGATGACATGCCGACCGACTACATCGAAGTCCGAGACGCCGGAAGTATCCGCATCGACGCCGTGCTGAAACTGGTGTGTGCATCGACCACGCACACCGGCCGCGTCTGCGGACAGGGCGGGCGCTACGAAGCGTCTGAGCCCGAGGAAGCGATTGCCGCCGCCCGCCAAGACGGTTGGACGTTCCGCAAGGAATACGCTCGCTGTCCTCGATGTGGCCGTGAAGGTGCATCGTTACGCACCGGGAGGAAGTGACATGCTCGGCAACGGATGGGAGCGACCGCCGGATGAGAGCGTTGTCATCTCCGAACAGCGCGACCGCTTACGTCAAGCCCTCACACGCATCTCGTCGTTCGCGGCGACGTGCCGCAGCGAGAACACACCGGAATGGATGGCGATGCTCGTCGATCACCTGAACCAGACGTGCGAGACGCTGAACGTACCGCAGCGTTTCACGATGGGCAAAGGCGAGATCGAGTGCGTTGACGGGGACCACGAAGACTACAGAGGATGACATGCACCATACATACCGATCAGCTTGCGACCAGTATCAGGATTGGGCGGCTGAAGCCGTTGACCAGTGGGACGGGCAATCGAACTTCGATTTAATCGAATCGATCCGTGAGAAGTTCGGGCAGTCCCGAGAGCAGTTCTACGCAGACACTTTTCGAGAACTTCGCATCAACCACAAATGGGAAGACTGATGCTCACCATCGGCTCACGAGTCTACTGGATCGGCTCCGACCGCCTCTGCTGGGGCGAGGTCGTGAACATCAACGCGACCCGCCACATTGACGGGAAGCCGCTACAGATCGTCGTGGATAGAGGCGACGAGTTCAGCATTCTCACGCCGAGCTACGGCCGGCTATCCGGAAACGGCTGTTGAAACACGGTCTTTGACATTTCACAGAAAAACCGGAAACGAGTGTTGACACAGCTCCCGGTCGGGGGTACTTGACTAAGGCACCTCTAAGGCTATAATGCTTCGGTCCCGAACACCGAGGTGCCTTATGCCGAAAGCCCCGGCCCGCTCGAAGCGGGCGGTCGTTGAGGCGGGTGAAGTCCACCCGAAAATCTACCGCTGGTTGCTGGCGAAGCGAATCCGCCAGCACACCAGAAAGGCCGAGTCGCTCGGCGTCCCCGGCTCGTTCACGGTGGACCAGTGGCTCTCGCTGGTCGCCCAGCACAGCGGGCGGTGCGTCCTGTGCGGGGCGTCGTCCGCCCTGACCATCGACCACATCATCCCCATGCCGGAGGGCGACAACTCCATCGACAACATCCAGCCCCTGTGCATGGCGTGCAACGCCGCAAAGGGGAACTGGGTCGGCCCCCGCCCGATTTTCGACAAGGTGCTGCACGTCGGCATCGACGCCGAAACCCTCGACCGTCTGGACGCCGTTGTTGCCGTCACCGGCCTGAGCCGGTCCGAGACGGTCAGGCAGGCCGTCGCCCTGTTCGTCGCCAGCAAGGAGGCCACCGCCAATGGCTAAGACCCCCAGGAAGCCCATGAGCGGCGGGGCGCGCATCAAGGCCAGCGGCAAGTCGCCCGTCCTGCTCGGCCTCCCCCCCGACCAGAAGGAGACGCTGCAACGGGCGGCGGGACTCGACGGCAGGCCGCTGACGCAATTCCTGATTTTCCACGGCCTTGCGGCGGCGAAAAAGATTCTCGAAAAAGCCGCGACTAAGGCTTGACTAAGGCCCACGTCGGGGGTACATTGTCCACAGTGGTTTCCGGTTTGTGAGACCTAGAACGAGGTCAAGAACATGGCGATGAAGCTCAATCCTGACGATGTTGTGACCATGACTCAGGTCATGGCCTGCAACGGTGATGTGCCGACGAACGTCGGTGGGTGGCGACTGAGCGAAGGGTACGCTGGCGGGACTCAGCGGATGAACGGCGTGCTGGGGGAGGTCGCACGGAGCGGTGACACGGTGTACGTCTGCGTTCGAGGGTGCCTCACCGTGCGACTGCCCAATACGCACCCCGACTATACACCCTCCGTGGGAACGGTGTGGGCATCCGTTCCGTCGCCCGAGGTGATTGACTGGCGGTACGTCCCCGTGGTCTACCACTCTCGTGACGGGTGGCGATTGAAGGGGGCTAAGGCGTAACACCGTGAACCTCCTCGACCTGCCGGACTACGACATCTCCCAGGTGGAACAATCCACCCGGGATTACCGGGTCCACGCCACCTACAAGCCCGAGCCCGACCGCTGTATTCACTGCGGCAAGGGGGTGCTGTTCGGCGGCAAGCTGTACCGCAGGTATTCCGGCGGCAGCGCGGTGAGTCGCTCAAGCTGATCCGGAAGTGCCTGAAGGCGGCAAAGGGGCCGCTGACGATGCGGGAGATCATCGCGGCATCGGGGGTCGGCTACAACTCGGCAACCTACACGCTGAAGAGCCGGCCGGACCTGTTCGAGAGCACGCCCGCGGGGCGATACCGCGGCTGCACGTTGTACGCATGGAGCCTGAAGGATGCCGACGCCGGAAGGGCTGATCCAGTTCGGCGCGGGAATGGCCGCGGCGCTGCTGCTATGGGCCGTGGCAAGGGCCGCTGACGAGTGGGGCGAACGGAAAGAGAAGTGACCGCTTTGATCGCAGGCCGGAGGCGTGACAGCCCGGCCTGTGTTGCACCGAGCCAGCCCGTGAACGACTGGCGCTGTCACCGCGGAGCCAAACCCGAACTCCCGCACGGCCGCCCGGACTCGCCATGTTGTGAGTCCTGATGAGTGTGTGGACTTGCTGGGTGACCGCGTGAACAAGGCCACGATGGGCAGCAACGGCCACTGAGCCGATCTGTCGTGGGGAAGGGGGATATGGGGGTAGGGGCTACCGCACAGTGTAGTCGGTGGAACCGACGAATCGAAAAGCCCCAGCAGTTGCAAAGGCGAGAAGAGCCCCAGAGAGGGAGTGAGTCGTGGAAGCACCAGCGATGAAGCCGGGGCCGCAGCCGTGGAATGCGGGAATCACTCCGGGGTTACGGCCTCAAGACGAGCCGGTGAGGCCCGACCCGGAGCAAGTGCTGGCCGAACTGACGGAACGGGTCGAGCGGTTGGAAGCCGCACTGTCACTGAGGGAGGGGACCGTGGGAACGACCAACTGGGTTAACGTCGAAGTCGAGTCGATCGTCGCCGCGACCGAGAAGGCGATCTACGTCCGCACGCCGGACGGCGAGGAAGTGTGGCTGCCCCGCTCGCAGTTGAGCGAGGGCGAGAAGTACCAAAAGGGCTGGACCGAACTCACGCTGTCGGTGACCGAGTTCATCGCGCGGGAGAAGGGTCTGAAGGGAGTTGGCTGATGCCGAGCATGATCGACGTGCGCTGTGCCGCCTGCGGAAGGCGATACGGCTTCTGTGGCGAGATGACCGACCAGCCGCCGTGCCCCAAGTGCGGACACCCGCCGGACAAGGCCGAGCTGGCAAAGGTGCAAGCGCAGATGGACGAGGCCGAACGGCTGATGCTCTTGCACCCCCGCAGTGCGAAACCGAGCGACCTGCAACGGCAGCGCGTGCAGGCCGGGCTCTCGCTGCGGCAGGCCGCGGGGCAGCTCGGGATCGAACCGCGGCTGCTGAGCGACCTGGAGAACGGCCGTACGCAACTGTCGGCCGAGCTCGCGCAGCAAATGGGCAAACTCTACCAGTGCGGGGAGGAAGGCTGATGTCCGAAGGCAACCTGTCGGAAATCTCCGGCACACCGCGGCGAGTACCGCTGCCCGAGGCCGGTGTCACCATCACCGTCGGCGAGCACACCGCGATCTACGCGAGCGCGGCCGAGGCGGTGCAGGCGCTATTCGCAGCGCTGCCCCGCAAGCAGCGGAAGATTCTGTGGTGGATGGAAACCCTGCGGCGGATCAACCAGGCCGAGGCCGGGATCGAGCCGAAGGGGAAGGCCGGTGAGAACGTGGTGCAGAGCGTGCGGGGGTAGTCTCGGCCTTCGGCGTCGCGCTCGCCGCGCGGCGGTCCACCAGCCGCCGGACCTCGCAGGTGAGGGAGAGCGGCGAGTCGAGCATGGCCAGGATCAGCGGCAAGTCGGACATGCACAAACGGACATGCGAACCGCGTGCCGGGTTCAGGGGGATCGGATGAGCAAGCCGAATCACTACGCGACCGATCCGCTCACCGCGGCCTGCCCACAGTGCAAGGCCCCCGCCGGCGAGCGGTGCAAGAACTACAAGGGCAAGGGCTGCGCCACGCATCGGCTGCGCTGGGCGGCCGCGAGCGAAGCCCCGGAAGGCCCGCTGGTGTGCCGCGTGCCGACCCCGGCCGAGCAAGAGCAGATGGCCCGCGACTTCCCCGAGTTCGTGAAGCCCATTGACCTGGACTTCGACGAGAGCACACCGCCGCCGCGCACCCGACCGCAAGGCCCGCCCGTGCCGCGGTTCGTGAAGCTGCCGCCGGGTGAAAGCGTGCTCGGTGCGTTCCGCGATTGGGACTACAAGGGCCGCATCCCGGAAGGCTCGGTGCTGTGTGATCTGGTGGGGAGCGGGCTGAAGGACGGCGTCAGCGGCTACGTCGTGGCCGCGATCCCGGAGACGGGGAGCCCCAACCTCGCCTTGCTCTTGGGCGGTGCCGGGCATCGCGTCCAGCCGCGGGCACTCGACGGGTACGAGGTGCGCGTGAACATCCGGCAGGAGTCGAAGTGGCTCGTTGTGTTCTCACCGAAGCTGGGCGGATAATGGCAGCGCTGCCGCTTTGACCGGCGGCCGAATCGAGAGGGCAAGGGGATGAAGCGGCGGAAGACTTACCGGATCAGCTACCCGGAACTCAGATTCTCCGACAGTCCGGAGCGAGGATACATGTTCGCCATCGACCCGCCGCACCCGACGCTTCGACCCGTTAACGGAGGACTCGGCTACCGGTCACTCAATGGGGCACTGGTAACGCGGGACAACTACGCGAACTCTCTTCGAGGTGATGGGCACATCGTCATCATCGAAGGCGAACCCACGAGGCCAGCATGAGCGAGCGAACCGAGTCGGCCTGCACCTGCATCATGTCCACAATCCCCGGCGAGTACGGTTCGTGCGAGGGGTGCAAGCGGAACCGGGAGAGCGACCCGGACGTGTGCCCCGGCGAGGTGGTTGAGGCCACGGCGAGCGCGAGAGACATACCCATCGGGCTCGCCGGTCGGCTCGTCGCCTATGCGTTCGGCTGCGCGCGATGCGAATGGCGGTTCGTGCTGACGCTCGACACGCCCGAGCGGTTCCGCCGCGACTTGATCCCCTCGGCGCATTGCAGGGTGCCGAGCGGCTTGGTGGGCGAACCCTCGTCGTACAACTGCGCCGCTGCCCGTCTGGACGCACATCGAACAGAGTGAGCCCGTCCGCGAACGCCTCGCATCCGCATTGACCGGGCGAACGCACCAACGCTCAGCTAAGTGACGCTAAGCTAAGAGTCGGAGCGGTTTACGGGAGGCGACAATGCAGGGATTGGCCGAGCAACTGGCTGAGCGAATTGCAGCCGGCGACGTAACTGCTTCGCGTGAAGTGCTCGACTTGCTCATCGCCATCGCCAAGAGGTTCGCACTGAGCAGCCCGACAGCCACAGTCCACGCACTCGTGGGAATTGCAAGCGGAGGCATGGTAGTCATTCACAAGGTCAAAGATTGGGAGTGGGCAATCGAGCGGATGGTCGGATCGAATGGCGGGGCGTGCAGACGAGCGATGATGAGCGAATGGGATGTGAAGCTGAGGGCCATGGCAAATGGCATCCAGTTGAGGGCCAAAGATTCCATCACCAGCTTTGGGCAGCTACGAGTCAGAACGTACAAGACAACCGATTGGAAGGCGGCCATTGTGCGGATGCAGCAGAAGGCCAACTTCGGATCGTGGAACGGACGATCAGATCCATGGACGCGATGGGCGTTGACGGTTGCCAAAAACACTAACCGGCGATGGGAGGGACGATACGCCAAAGGCCAAACTCGAAACGGTCAAGGCGAGCGAACTGAGGCTGCTGCTGGAGAAGCAGCAATACAGATGCGCGTACAGCGGACGCGGCCTAACGCCCGAAACCGCAAGCGTTGACCACATCACACCCATCTCTCGTGGCGGGTCGAACAGCCTCGACAACTTGGCCATCGTTCACCTCGAAGTGAACCTTGCAAAGTCTTCGATGACCCGCGAAGAGTTCGTCAGTATGTGCCGTGATGTGGTGGCTCAACATGGTGAGACAGCGGACATTATGACGGAAGTTGACGGGTCCCTCTTGACGCCGCATCACCTTTGACCCACCAGGGAACAGCCGGAAAACTTCACAGAGTTTGTTTCCCGATCAAACGGGCTGGAATCATGGCCAAGAAATCCGCGGCAACTCCCGACGACGACAACCCTTACGACCGCAAGCGCGAGTCGATGGCCGAGAAGTCGCGCGAGCAGTCCGCTGCCGGCCGCGAGATCGGAGCCATCCCGCCCATCGCCGATGTCGAGCGCCGTGGGAAATGTCGCGGTTCGCTGCGGCAGTTCTGCGAGACGTACAACCCGAAGGCGTTCGCCCTGGGCTGGAGCGTCGATCATCTGAAGGCCATCGCCCGCATCGAAGAGGCCGCGACCCTCGGCGCGCTGTACGCCTTCGCCATGGCGCGGGGCTCGGGCAAGACGACGCTCTGCCGGATGGCCGCGCTCTGGGCCGTGAGCTACGCGATCCGGCGGTACACGTTCGTCATCGGGGCCACGGAGGGGAAGGCTGCGGACACGCTCGACACGCTCCGCGTGCTGATCCGCTTCCTCGACGATTACGCGGCCGACTTCCCCGAGATCGCAT